CGGCCGCCGTCACTTCTGCGGCAGCCGCCCGGTTGTTCTGTCCGAGGCCGCCCAGCAGATTGCCGAGCCCGCCGTTTGCCAGACTCATCGCGGCGCCGCCGATGCCAAAGCCCAGCGCAGTCCCCGCGAGTCCCTTGCTTGCGTATTCCATAAAAAAATCCTCCGGTAAAAGTAGTAAGCTGGCCAGCTCCTACTCTCATTCTGCCGCTTTCCCGGTTTTTATGGGGGACAGTTCCGGGACATCTGTGTACCATTTGTGGGACATGCTTTCCTCTTAAAAATTTTCCCAGTACCCCTCTTGACTTCTACACATTTTTGAGTTTATACTAGGGGTGCGGAGAGATCCGCGAAAGAATCCTGAAATCTGGCACCGCACGATCCGCGGCACAACCATTTCAGGAATCTACAGAGATTGAACGTCGCCGTTCATCATCTGCCCATGAAAGCGGAGATCCCTTGCCGTTAAATAGGGAGCTAAAAAAGCGGAAATCCCTTGCCGTCAAGTAGGGAGCCAAAAAAGCGGAAATCCCTTGCCGTTAAGTAGGGGCTTAAAAAATCATGGGCAACTAAAAGCGAGACTTCTGCAGTCTCGCTTTTTCTTTCCCGGAAAGGTCGAATCTTGGAGAATCTTTTTATCTGCCACATCAGTGAGCGCTATATTTCCTTCCTCCATTCCCGTGACTTCCGTGTCCCGTTCAACAAGGGCCAGCGTCGCCCCTATGTCGGCGTTGTTCTCACTGTCGGAAGCTTCCGCTATTTCGTCCCCATGGAATCCCCGAAGCCAAACCATGCCAATCTAAAGCCCGGCAAGCACATCCTGAAGCTTGACGGTGGACGCCTCGGTCTTCTCGGCTTCAACAACATGGTCCCTGTTCCTGATTCTGCGATCCTTGAATACGACATTTCCGCAGAGCCGGATGTGAAGTATCGCAACCTGCTCCTGAACCAGATCGAGCATTGCAACCGTCAGAAGCTTTCCATTCTGGATCATGCCAATCGTACATACTACGATGTCGTCAATGGAAAGAGCAGCTTCATCTGTAAGATCTCCTGCGACTTCCGCGCGCTGGAGCGCGCATGCAGATCGTATAACCCGAACTATCGTCCGAAAGCCAATCCCGGAACATAGAAAAAGCGCCATGAGCCGTTGCTCATGGCGCTTTCTCTTTGTCCGTTTTCCCTACCAGACGGCGGGCGATATTGTAGATGTGCGGCAGGCGGCGGGAGATGGTTTTTCGGTCGACGCCGATCTCGGCGGCGGCGTCCAGCTGCGGGAGCCTGCGCACGATATAAAGATTCACAATCTGCTGATCGATTTCATCCAATAAGCCCTCGTCAGTGACGCGCTCCCAGTCGCTGCGCGTGAGGTGTTCCAGCTCCTTCGGCAGAGCCAGCCGCGCAGTTATTTGCTGTCACTCCCTTCGGCCCGCCGTCCAGGCAGGTTTTATCTCATGGCAGCAGCCAGTTTTTTCAGGAGATCATCGCCGTACTTGTAGTCGGCGAGATATTTGATCGTGTTGTCCGCAAGTCCTGCCTTTGCCTTGATGGTCTTCTTGGCGTCCTCGACGGCCTTGTCGACGGTTTCCGTGTCGTAGTCCACCCACGGGAGCTTGCCGTGCTTCTTCCATACACGGCTGTTGTAGCCGCCCTTTACGCCGATGTTGCCGACGCCGGTGATCTGCACGCCATTATCCCAAATGGGCGTACACTCAACGGCCAAGCCGTCTCCGATGTACAGGCCCCAGTGGCCGGGCATCCACAGGCCCTCGCCGGGAACGAGCTTATCCCAGCCGGACGCGGATACGTCCCTGCACTTGGCGATCATGCCGTCGGCAGAGACATCCGGGACAGCGTTTCCAGCGTAGCGTGCGCCTCCGTGGTAAGCATTCTTGTTGCCGTTCCAGCCCCACAGGATCCCCTTTGTGAGATTCACGCAGTCAAAGCCAAAGTAGCCCTTTCCGATCAGCCCGCGGAATCTGGCCTGCTTTGCGGCGTCGTACCAGTCCGGGTATTGCTTTGCCTTCTCAGTGATGATCCCATCCGTGACCGGAGAGCCGAAGCAGCCCCACATGTACACGGTTTTGTAATTCTTTGCAACGTCGATGTGCCGCCTGACGAGCTCGGAGGCTTTCATGATGCTCATTTCTGCGCGTCCTCCTGCGGTTTGCTTGCCGCATCGATGGCGTCCTGCGCTTTCTGGCTCTGTGTGCCAAAGTAAAACGCGATCACGACGGTGTACACCATCATAAAGTCCTGCGAGATCTTCCCGGCGACTGCCATGTACGCAAATACCGCCGTCAGCACCAGCGTGACGATGGATTTGACGCTCAGCAGATTGCCGAGCCGCTTCTTGATGTTTTCCATATGTATGCTCCTTTCAGTCCTTCAGCACGATCTCCGCGATGCGTGCTGCCGCTTCCGGGCCGTATTTCTCGGCCCATTTATCCATGTACTTCTGCGCGTACTTCGCGCGATTTTCATTTTTGGCTTTCCAGAGGTAAAAGCCGCTGGAGGCCGTTGTTTCGGCCAGCACCGCAAGCGTGATCTCCGTCAGGTCTGCGCCTGCCGCGCAGGCGATGATGAGCGCGAGGCTGACGAGCGCGCTGCAAATCAGCCACTTCTTGCTAAACTCCATTGTGCTCACACTGTTTCTCGAGCTGGTGCAAAAACTTTTTTACATCGCCGTTTCCGCCCAGCTTGACGTATTTCTGCCCGGCGATCAGGCGCTCTGCCATTGGCATTTCTTCCGACATGATGGTCAGCCGGAGGATCGCCAGATACTGCTCGTCCTGATGCTCCTGCATTTTCCCGAGCTTTTTGTTGATCTCTGTAAGACGCTCCTCCTGCGTTGTGGCCTTGCCGCGCTTTTTCTGTATCGCGCTGACGACGGCATTGACGACCGCCGTCAGCGCGGACGAGCCGAGCACGGCACAGACGAGCGTAACTATGATGGTCTTGGTGTCCATGGCTATGTACCTTCTTCCGTGATCTTCTTCCACCCGTCCGGGTTGACGGACGGGGTGTAGACGTTGGCGGCGAGCAGGGACTCGTAGAGCTCGTCCTGCCACCAGCCGCGCTCTCCCTTGGCGAAGGCAAGGGTCGCGGTGATGGTCTCGGGGATGAGGCGGTAGCCCTGCTTGTACTGGATATCCTCCCAAAGGTTCGGGGCTGCGTCCGGGGTATTTTCGGCCGTGTCCCAGATGTCGACGGCTGCGCGCTTGATGCCGCCCTGCCAGCAGATGCGCGTGCCGGACTTGACGAGACTGCCGTCGCCCGTCAGCTGCGGGAACAGCTCCGGGGCCTCGGACGCGTCCTTGTCGGGCAGGCTGGCCGCGGCCGTCACGATGGCGGCGCGCAGGGTCTGCGCTCTGCTCTCGCCGATGGCGGTATAGACGGGCATGCCCATGAGGGTCGCGGCGGTGTGCTGGGCGGCGGCTTTTTCTGCCTCTGCCCGCTCGAGGGGCAGGGGCTTGCCCATTTTGACGGTGATGGTGCCGTCGCGGTTGTCGGTGACGGGACCGGCGAGGATGAAATCCGCGTAGTCGTCCATGTAGCGGTCCTCGGCGGTCTCGGTCGTCGACTTGACGGTTCCGTCCTCGTTCATCTGGACGTTGCCCTCTGCGTCCAGCACAGGGACGGCCGTGGTGTAGCGGTGGATCATGCCCCAGACGGCGCCGTCGCAGAACAGCGCCAGCGGGTCTGCAACCGCGCTCTTTTCGATGGTGACGGCGCGGCTCTCGCGCCCGCCCCAGTCGGCGTCGCGCATGCGGCCAGCGGCCGGTCGCGTCTCGATCTCCTGCCCTCCGATTGTGATGTACCAGGTGTCCATAAGTTCCTCCTGTCTATTGCTGCACGGCATTGGCCTGCAGCCATGCTAATAGTGCGCCTGTTGGCATTTCAGCGAAAGTCACTGTCCGGAATGCCTCTTGCGTCCAGCTCCCGTTGAAATATGCGTACCAAATATCGCCTGGCCCGTAAGAGTAAACAATGCTTGGCCGAGAGCCTGCAGTGATCATGAAGTAGTCAAATTTTTTCCCGTTTGATGTAAAATCAATGGCTTGCTCAAAAACCATTATTTTTGGGGACTCATTTATGATCCACGTCAGCCCGTCGCTGAACTTGACCTCATACGCTGTCCCATTCACCAGCGTTCGACCCCCCCGATTTGGTAACTTGTACCAGCAATCAGGTCGGTGCCGCCTTTGATGGCGTAGGATGTGCCGTCTTTCAAAATGTGGTGTGTGCCCATGTGAGACCTCCTTTATGCTGCTAGGGTGTAGGTGCCGTCGGGGTTTTGAATCACGGGGAAGGTGCCGGGGAGGGTAAAGGCGGGGCGGACGCCGTTCCCGTTTCCACAGTACTGTTCGGTGACATTCCCGGCGGTATCCAACACGTACACGTCTGTACTTGAATATTCTTTTGGGGTTCTGGTCCATTGATGAATATTAGATCCATTTAGTTTTGCGGCAGCAAGCAGGCTACGCACCGTCTGGTCCAATGGAGTCCCATCTCCGCCGCCGCCCTTCAGCTCACCTATGGACAGTATAAACGCATTTTTCGTTAATTCTCTCCTCGTTTGATATTCATCGATGTAGCAGTAAATTTTTGTTTGCCCTGCCGCGCCTTGAATGGCAGAGTCCAACAGCCCTAACCATGTATCCGCGAGGAAAGCGGATACAGTGGATGTTGGGAATAGGTTGGAGCTGCTCCACTGGGAGAACGCAATTCGTTCGTAGCATTCCTTGCGCACAATCAGCGTGCGCCCAGCCCCGTTAAGCCCGCTCTCGTAGTCGTGCTTGGCGATATAAAACGGCACGGGGCTGCCGGATTCGTTCAGGTACAGGATCGCGCCGGGGGTGATGGTGCTCAGGGGAATGCCCTTCGAAAACGGTACGGTGAATGCCGTCCCGCCGATGAGGGTCTTCCCGGCTTTGCAGCCGTAGCCTGTGCCGCCGATCAGCTCCCGGCCGCCGGTCACGGAATAGGCCGTGCCGGAGATCAATGTCTTGTGCGCCATGGGGCCTCCTCACTCATACTGCCAGTTGATGGCCATGTTCTCGGTCGGCGTGGTCTCGGCGGAGACCAGGGTCTGCTTGGTGATGTTGCCGGTCTTCATATAGTCCGTGCCCGCCACGGCCACCGCCCAGGCCGTCGGCTTCCCGCTGGCGTCCACCGCCTTGACCTTGATCAGGTCCCCGACGGCCGCGCCGGAGGCGAGAATCATATCTTGCTTTCCGTTCCACGCGTCTTTGTTGCTGCGCACGTCGGCGATAGCCTCGTCGATCTGCGCGCCGGTAAACTGGCTGTTGTAAGCCATACGATCACTCCTTCATACACAGAAAATCCTCGCCGTCCGCGGTCTTCAGCGCCTGCGACTCTCCCAGCGGGATAAAGCCGTAGTTGTCGTTCCAGCTGCCGTCCGCGCCCTGCGCGAACAACGAAATGCGGTATTCCCCATCACCGGAAAGCAGAAAATCGTCGTAAACCTCAAAGGTGCGCTGCGTGCCCGCCGGGGTCTGTGAGAAGGACGCGATCAAAGCGCCCTTCCCGCGGCCCCAATCCTCGCCGGACTTCGTCGCGCGGCACTCGAAGGCCGTGTAGGCGATGTCCGACGAGAAGGAAACGGTGATCGAGTCGAACCCCGAGACCGCCGAGATCTTGTTGCCCGTGATGGAGAATGTCAGCTGCGGCGCGGCCATCAGGCGGCACTCCAGGTCCCGGCGGCGTTCTTGACGAAGACCTTGACGATCTTCGTGCCGTCGCCGGAAGACGCTGCCTCGAGGTCCGCGCCCTTGACAGTGACGTTGATGGCGGTGTTCTTCTTGTAGCCTCCCTCCGTGCCGCTGACGTTGGTGGAGCCGCCCGTCGTCGGGATTTGCGTGCCCGCCGTGTGCAGGCTGCTCGTCGCCGGGACGACGCGAATGGTGTATTCCTCAAAGTCCACGTCGCAGACGAAGGAGAACGCCGCTGCATCGTAGCCCGTGACCTTCGAGATCCTGCTCTTGTCGGGGCCGGTGATGTTCACGGCAGGAATCGACGTGTTGAGCGTGATCGTGTCGCTGACTGCGGCCGTTTCGTTGCCGACGTCGTCGCGCATCTTGACATAGATCGTCTTGAGGCCGTCGCCGTCGGGCAGCGTGATGGATTTTGTCGTGGCGAATGTCTCCCACGACGCTTCCGCCTCGGTCTCCGCCGTCTTCGTGCCCCAGATCTTCATCTGGTAGCCCGTCGTTGTCTCGTCGGAGACAGAGATCTTCGCCGTGACGGTCGCGCTAGTCGCGTACTGTGCACCGTCGTTCAGGATCAGCGATAGGCCGGCAGGTGCCAGCGTATCAAGTGTCAGATTGAAAAAACTTGCCATCTGGATTTATCCCCTTTCTTCGCTTGTGAGTTCAATGTACAAAAATCCGCCCGGTCTTTCGTAGATGGTTTTCGTGCCCAGGTGGGCGGATTTGATGCCCATGGAGCCGATGAACAGCTCCAGAATGCGTTTGAGTCCAACTGCCAGCATGTTATCCCTCCAACAGATACAGTGTCCGCGCGTCCTTTTTGTCCAGCGCGTCATATTCGGATTTTGTCATCACGAGGATCGCGTCGATCTGTGCCGACTGGATGCCCCCGCCACCAGAGCCGCCGCCGGAGCTGCGGGCCTCGTTGATGGCGTCGACGAGGTTGCCCTTGTTGTAGGTCTTGAGGTCGTCCAGATCGCCGATCTGCTTCTGCAGCTGCGCCCAGACGGGCAGGGACGGGTCGGCCGAGGCGTCGCCGGACGGATCCGCGCCGGGCTGGACCTTGCCGAGGCTCACCCAGACGGTCGGCAGGACGACGCCGCTTTCGTCCGCGCCATAGACGCCCACGCGGGCGTGGCGGCCCGGGACGGCGAGAACTTCGTGCGGTACGGGAACGGTATCCCCGTCCCAGTTCGCCGCCAGAACGTCGACGGTGGTTTTGCCGTTCGAGAAGACGGCTGTCTTCGTCAGCCCGTCCCACTCGGGCGAGAAGACGAACTCAACGGTCACGGCCTTGGCCATGCCCGCCGTCAAAAGCTCCGGCGGCGACGCCAGATGCGCGCACGCGCGGGAGCAGTGGATGGTGATCATGCGTTATCAGCTCCTTCGAAGGTCACAAACGGCTCAAGGCACTTGATATCCCCGGCGGAAAGCCGGATATCGAGGTCGAGTGGAAGCGTGATGTGCGGCAGCTCGGGGAGCGTGTCGGCGTCCAGCTCGTTCAGCTCCGCCTGCGGCCGCCCGCTCATGAGTTGGTTTCCGTAGAATTCGAGTGTTGGGTTGAGCCTGGTCGCCAGCATGGCGAGCTGATAGGCCTGCCGGAGCGGCAGGTCCTGTTCGATGAGCTTCTGCAGTGGCTTCGCCGCGAGCGCGATGTCGTATAATTTCATGATGCCCTCCTTAGTTGATGGCTGTGCCGTTGACGGTCAGCTTCCCGGATGAGTTGCACGCAAGGGTGCAGTAGCGGTATGAATTGTAATACAGCACGATTTCGTCTCCCCTGACTGTCACGGGATAGCTCGATGTCCCTATCTCAAAGCCGTTCGAGGACGGCGTCAGGGTTTTTGTTTTCAGCTCCAGCGAATTGTATCCGCTCTTGAGTCCTGCGGCGGATACCGTGCCCCACTTCGCGGCGTAGGCCGTCGATCCGTTTTTCAGGAGCACCTGGCCGTCGGTTCCGCCGCTCGGAAGCGTTCCGGCGACGTCGCCCCACGTGCAAGCGTAGTTGGTGTTGCTGGATTTTTTCAGCACCTGACCGGATGTTCCGCCGGTCGGGAGCGCGCCGGTGATGCTTCCCCACTTGGCGGCGTAGTTGCTCGCGCCGTTTTTGAGCAGGACCTGACCATCGGTGCCGCCGGTCGGCAGGATGCCGTCGGGGCTGCCCCAGGTGACGGCGTAGTCGGTGGCGCTGGATTTTTTGAGCACCTGGCCCGTCGTTCCGCCGGAAGGCAGAGCACCGTTGATGTCGCCCCATTCGACGGCGTAGTCGGCGTTGCCTGACTTTTTGAGGATCTGTCCGCTCGTTCCGCCGGTCGGCAGGAGGCCGGTAATGCTGCCCCAGGTGAGCGCGTAGTCGTTGTCGGACGATTTTTGGAGCACCTGCCCGGTCGTACCGCCAATTGGGATCTTCGCCGGCGCGTCCGCGCCGGGGTTGCCGATCGGGAACATGACGACCTTGCTGCCGGACAGTTCGAGGACGGCCACGCGCTGTCCGGCGGCGAAGTTGATGCCGGTGTTGCATTTAAAATGCTTCTCGGTCGGCTCCTCCGCGCCGTCAGGCGTGAGGGTCAGGCCGTCTTCCTCGACCGTCGCAATGACGGCCAGCTGGAACGGCTGCTGCTGTTCTTCGGTCTGCTGCTCTTCGGGTTCTTCGGTGTACAGGCTGTCAACGCCTTCCATTATGCAATCACCGTCCTTTTTGCAGAGTGTGTCATCAGGCTTCCGGCTGACAGCTGCATCTGCCAGCCGGTCTCGAGGTAAATGCCGCCGATGTCGTCGTGCGTGAGCGCGAGGACGTCACCGATGCCGTGACCGGGGTCGTTGAGGGTATAAAACGTGATGGCCCGGGCGGACAGGAGCGACTCGTTGCGCATGCGGTCGGCGTAGGCCTGCAGCTCCTCCTGCGAGGCGATGTTGTCGACCTTGATGAGCGAGGCGATGCGCATGTTCCGCCGGAAGGTGGACTTGCGCGACTGCGGATTGTCGTTGACGGCCGTTGCGACCATGGGCTGCTCCAGATCCGGGTTGGAGCAGACGCAGATGAAGACGTTCGGCGCGTTGAAGATGTCTTCCTCATCTGAGAAGTTCGGCCCCGGATGCCGGTCCGGAAGGAAGAGGTCCGTCGTGCCGTAGGACCAGTCGATGTTCTGCGCGCTCGGCTCCTGATAGGGCTCGAGACGGGCGACACCGGAGGCGTCGAACCAGAGGCTGTTGTAGTTGATCTCGGCCAGCAGGTCGTTGACGATGGTCAGGTAGCTCGTGCCGACATCCCAGTCTTCGCGGTCGGTTTGCAGCGTTGCGTCCGACGGCGTCGCAATGACGAGCGCGACGCCGCAGGCGGTGAGCAGCTTGCGGATCTCGGTGAGATAGGACGCACCGGCGGACAGGTGCAGGATGGTCTCGGTGCGGTTGCTGTAGACGCGCCAGCAGCGGTCGTAGGCCTCGACCTCAACGCGCTTCTGACCGGCCGCGCCCTTGATGCTCGGGGTCGCGGCCTGATAGATACCGAGTGGCGTCTCCTGCCCGTCAATGGTCATGACGGGCTGCAGCTCGTCGGAGAGGTAGTCAACTGCGTCGTTGACGAGGAAGGTACCCTTGATGCTGGTGTGGATCGTCGCGTCGCGGCTGGCGATGATCTGCGGGGCGCTGCCGGTGTCCCATTGGAGGTTGGTGATGGGTGCGCCGTTTCTGAGTACGTCGACGCGGAAGCGGACGTCACGGGTCAAGGGTGATCGCCTCCTCCCGGTTGGTGTGCGAGATGGTGAAGGAATAGCGGCGCATGAACTCGTCGCAGTTGCTCTCGAGCGACGGGAGCGAGCCGATGGCCATATTGCCGTAGCGGTCCTTGAGGCAGACGAGGCGGCCGACAAGGGCCTCGAGCGCGAGGGCTGCGGCCCGCTGCGCGTGCGGCCAGGCGCAGGCGACGGACAGGGCGCGGTCGCGCTGCTCGCTGCGCTCCTCGACGGGGTAGGCAAGGCCCGCCAGATGGACGGTCGAGACACCGGCCGAGAAACTGGTGCGGTTGGTGCGCAGCTGCGTTTCGGACAGGCGCATCTCGAGCCAGACGCCGGTCTCGAGGTCGCAGATCATGTTGGTCTCGGGCAGGATCTCGGCGGTGTCGGAATTGGACACGCCGTAGTTGTCGCTTTCGTCGTAGCAGCCGCGGACGCGGTAGGTGACGCTGCCGATGCTGGTGTGGTCGATGTACTGCTTTTGGACGGTGCGGGCGATGGCCACGCCGTCCCGCTCGACGAGGTAAAAATCGTAGCTCCCGGCGGTCTGCCAGGTGAGCGCGGCCTCATGGCCGGCGGTGGCGGTCAGGGTGATGGCCTCGCCCTCGGTGTGTGAAACGGGGAGCGCGGCTGCGCTCCACTCGGACCACATGCCGTACTTGTTCTGCACGCGGACGCGGACGGTGTAGCTGCCGTCGGCGAGGTAGACCGGCGAGCGCCATGCCTTCTCCGTGCCGTAGACCGTGCCGGAGGCGTAGCCGCTCGAGAGCGTCAGCTGATAGGCTTCCTGCTCAGAGGTCTGCCAGGTGATGCGCGGGCGCGGACCGGTGGACTGGATGACGATGGACGGGGCCGATGGGGCGTTGATGGCGATAAACTCGGCCTTGTCGCTCCACGCCGAGGCCGTGCCGTCGGTGTTGTAGGTGCGCACGCGCCAGTATTTTGTTCCGCTTGTGAATTTGTTTGCCGGAACGTCGTAGTACTGATTTTCGCCGGTGACGGTCGCGAGCGTGTTCCACGTCGTGCCGTCGGCGGACCATTGCAGATCCGCCTTGCTCTGCGGCGTGCCGGTGGAAATGATGTGCTGCCATGAAAAGCGGTTGGCGATGGTGGCGTCGATGACAACGCCGACAGGCGACGTCGGCTTGGCTGACGGGGCGGCTTCGGCGGTCGACAGATCGATCCAGTCGCTCGTGACGGTCTCGCCGGTGTTCAGCGTGATGGACACGGACCACTGGATTTCGTTTGTGGTAAAAGTCCCGGCGGGGACGGTCACTTTCTGGGCCGTGCCGCAGGCGATGGTTTTGATCGTGCCGGATGTTCCGGCGCGCCAGCGGAAGGTCGTGGCGGTCGCTTTGACTTTTTCCAGGCATATCCCTGTTTCAGCAATGCCCCAGGAGAAAACATTGTCTTTTCCTTTTGGGATGTAGCCGCTTGCTGGTGACAGCGACCGCAGTACAGCTGTTACGTTGTCTGCAAGGTACGACACGATCACGTACGGTTTGTAGCTGCTGTATGCCGTGTCAATGTAATCTATTTGGGACACTTCCACCCCATTTCTGTACCAGTCGTACCAGCCGTATTTATTTCGATCAGCCGTCCATAAGGCTCCTCCTGTGTCTACAGCTTCCGGAAAGGCATTCCCGCCTCCGTACTCATACGGGGTGTTATTGTATGTTGCCGTCTTTTCGTCAAATCCGCTGCTTCTGTACACTACTTTAAAGTACACATAATATGTTCCGGATGTATCCACCGTCCTACGCGTTGGCCTTCCGTGCAAAAACAGCTGGCACGAATCGATTTTTTTGAACTTTACATTGCCCGGAGCTTCCTCGAACCCAATCAGGAATCTGTCTCGCTCCTTGTCTGCCGGTGTGATCCTTGCACTCGTATGGTCGTTTGTATTTGGATATTCATACGGCAGATACACCGATCTCGACGCGTAAATCGTCACTTCCGGCATTTACTTCGCCCCCATTCTGGTTGTGATGCGTGCGTTTTTGGCGATGCGGAGGATGGTGTCGAGGTCTTCGACGTGGTCGACGTAGACGGTGGTGTTGTAGGTATCGCCGGAGGTGTAGCGGGTCTCGCTGGCCGTCTGGATGCGGCTGCCGGACGGCAGATAGATGCGTTCCGGGCCGTTTTCGTTGACCCGCGTCCAGCCGCCAGACCAGTTGTCCGTGCCGGCGGCGTTGCCGCGCAGCTTTTTGAGATATTCCTGCACCCACAAATCCTGCGACTTGCCGAGGATGGAGCTGTCTCCCGCTCGCACGAGCGCTTCATACTGCGCGTTGGCGTAGGCCTCCATATTGCCGTAGGCTTTGCCGGTGTCGGTGTCGAAGTAGCTGCCGTAGCCGTTCGCAGCGGTCGCGCGGTTCGTATCCTGCTGCATCCACTTGGTATTGAGCTTCTGTACATTCGACATCTGGCCTTTGCCGTAATTCAGGCCGAGCGCTGTGCCCATCTTGTTGAAATCGAGCGTCAGCAGACCGGACAGGAAGTCCCCGGCGTCGGCAATTGCCGCCATGACCTCCGACAGCGGGCGCAGTGCCTTCGTCAGAGCCGGGACCTTGTCATTTGACAGGGTATCCATCGGGTTGATGATCTCGCCCGCCGTCTCGAGCAGCATGCCGAATGAGTCGACCAGCCCTGATTGCTGCAGCACATCGCCGCTATACTTGATTCCGCTGGTGACGTCGCCGTAGAATTCTTCCAAATATGGTGCGAACTCTGCGGCCAGCTGATTCTTGACGCCCTCCTGCGTATTTTGTAGGCGAGAATAGGCGTCGTCGACGCCCTGCAGGGATTTGAGCGCGTCGTTGTCAAGGACATAGCCCATATCATGCGCTTCCTGCGCGTAATCCCGCATTTTCTCGCCGCCGAGGTCGATGAGCGGATTGAGCTCCTGCGCGGACTCAGACATGAGGTCCATGGCCAGCGCGTCCCGCTCGGTCTGGTTTTTGATCTCACCGAGCGCGTCGATGGTGTCGTAAAAGACGTCTTGCGCGCTGCGGAGGCTGCCGTCGGCGTTGGTGATCTCTACGCCCAGACGCTGGTACGCATCATAGGCGTCGCCGGTGCCCGCTGCGGCCTCCTGCATTTTGTTGGTGGTCTCCTTGAGGCTGTCCTTGATGCGGTCCATGGAGACGTCCGTGAGGTCCGCCATGTAATTGAGCTCCTGCACGGAGTCGGTCGTCATGCCGGTCACGGAGGCGAGCGTGAGCAGATCGTCTGCATTCGAGGCTGCTTCCTTCGTCATGGAGATCAGCGCCTTTTCCGCCTTGACGATGGCCGTCGCGACGGCGGCAAAGCCGCCCGCCAGCGCCAGAGACGACGCGTCAAGGCTCCCCATGGCGTTCATGGAGGACTTCATGCTGTCCGGCAGCTGGATGCCGAGCTTGGACGTCAGGCCGTTCACCACGTCACCGAGGTTGCCCATCTCCTTGCCGGATTCCTCAATTTTTTTCTTGTTTTCGTCGAATTGGTTGTTGAGGTTGTTGAGGTCGGCCTCTGCGTTGTTGAGACTTGTCTGCCACTGCATTGTGCGCTTGTCTGCCTCGCCGTATTTCTCGGCGGACTGCTGCAGGGCGGCACGCAGATACTCGATCTTTTCGGTCTGCGTGGAGATCTTGCGCTCGAGCACGTCGTTTTTGGCGTTCAGTGCCTCGACGCTGTCGGCGTTCTGCGCGTAGGCCGACTGCACCTTGCGCATCTCCGAGTTCAGGACGTTCATACCGCTGCCGATCTCGGAGATGGCCTGCTTGTATTCTTTCTCGCCCGAAAGCGTAAATCTTGTGTTGATGTTGGGCATATTACGTGCCTCCGTTGATGTAGGCCGAGAGGCTCTGCGGCTCTTCCGGCTTTTTTGGCGGCTCCAGCGCGTCCAGCAGGAGCGTCAGGCGGTGCGGGCTCATGGTCTTCCAGAAATCCCGTTCCGGCAGGCGCAGCCGGAACAGCCACATGGCGAGGAAGCCGGGGAAATCAAAGCCCAGCTGCTTCGGTTTCCCCGGCGGTGTCAGTTTTTTTCGTCTTCCGACGTTTTTTCACCGAGTTCTTCCTCCGGCGGCTCGACTGCAGCCTGAATCAGCTGGTAGATCCGCGTCCCGGCCTCGAGCGTCTGGTGCATGGTGAGCTTCCGGCCCAGCTGCTTGCTGGTAAAGCGCAGCGGAAGGCCGTTTTCGTCGGTGATGCCCTGCGTGTCTGCGGCATCGGTCAGCATGGCGGCCAGGAAGGCCAGCGTGCTTTTGAGGCCGTGCACCGTATTCAGCGCGCGCAGCAGATTTCCGTCGTATTCGTCCTGCACGTCGGCAAGGACGTTCATGTTGCAGGAGAGCCGGTAGACCCGGCCCTCAAGTTCATAGTCGACGGTGTTGAGCTTGGTCGTCTCCATCAGGTCTCACCCAGCTTTCCCTTGATCCAGGCAACGGCCTCCGCCGCGGTGTCGACGGTCTCGGTCTCGAGCAGCAGCTCGTCGGCGGAATCGTCCGCGAGGAATTCGCCTGTCGTGGTCGGCGTGTTGAACTGGATGTTCTCGCCCTTGGTCTTATAGCTCATCGAGGGCGGGCCGAACAGCGCTTTCGGCACCCAGACGCAGGTGTATTTTGTCACGCCGTCGAACTTATCCGGCGCGTAAAAGCCGACGCCGACATAGTTTGCGATGTCTTTTGCCGAGAATTTCAGATTTTCCTTGCTCGTATCGGATGTGCAGCCGTAGAGCATGGCCTGTGCGGCCCTTTTGATGTACTTGACAGCCAGCGAGATCGTGCCGCCGGTGGCAAGCTTGATATACTCGGCAAGCTTGGATTCCGCGTACAGGCGGCCCTCGGCGAACTTGAGTTCCAGATGCACGTCCATGGCGTCGCCGACGTCGGTCGGCTCTGTGTAGGTCACGGTGCCGGACGTGTTTTTATACTTTCCCGCCCGGATTCCGCGTAAGTCAAAACTAGGCATTTATAATAGGCCCCTTTCTTTCAGCTTTTGTGTAAGGATCTTTTCGAGCTCCGCGTTTACGCGCTTCTGCGCGTTCCTGACGCCCTTTGTCCAAAAATAAGTTCCTGTGATCTGCCCGTGCTCCTTCGCGCGGCCGTAATTCAAAACAAAAAGCACGGTCGCCCTGCGCGTTCCGTGCTCGTTTTTGCCGACTGCGGTGATGGAGATGTACGGGTCTCCGTTTTTGTCGCGTTTGATGGTTTTGCGGTATTTTACGCTGGATGCATATGCCTCGGTCTGAAACCCGCTCGCCTTGACCATTTTTTGCAGTTCCTCGACGATGATATCCCCGGCGGCGTACAGGAGCTCCTGCTGCATGTCCTCATCAAAAACATTCGCTTTCTGGAGCGTGGCCATGAGCTCGTCGACACCGGTGATGGAGATGTTAGCCATAGGCTGCGCCCTCCGTCTCGGCGATGAGCGCGATCTGCGTGCGGCCTGTTTCCTTGTCGTAGGTTTCCATGTCGACGGTCGCGATGTAGCCTGCTGCCTCCAGCGCGGCTTTCGTGCGCTGGAGCAGATCGGCGGCAAAGCCCTCGGCAAAGATGGAAACGGCGTACTGCACGCCGGTCTCGGCCTCTCCGCCCTCGGCGTAGAGCTGCCCGGACTGGCCGAGCAGCTGATAGGTGATGTAGGTTTCTTCTCCGCCCTTGTATGGCGGGTGGCAGGCTGGTACGCCCAGGTCTGCCAGCGCCTCATAGATCATCATGCGCCGTCCCTCCGTTTGCAGGTCAGCTCTACCTCTTCCGTCTCCGCGCCGTAGCTGCGGACGACGTCAAAGACGTCCGAGCCGCAGGTGAGCTGCTGCTCGCCGCCGTATTCCGCGCTGTGCATGCGGAAAATTGCGTCCGTGCGCTTGCCGGCCTGTGCGGCCTGATAATACTCGGCGCGGTTTACGGACTTGCGGGCAGCCCATACGGTGGTTTCTCGCTCTAGCTTTTCCGTCGTCTGGCCGTTTACGATGGGGTAGGAGAACAGGCGCAGCGTGATCTGGGTGTCAAAGATCACAGCACGCGCCCCCTCCCTCGGTGCCCGGCGAATAGTCGTCGGACAGGCCCATCGCGTCGCGCAGCTCCTCAAAGCACGTCTTCCATTCGTCGCCGCGGCCGCAGAAGTCATGCTGCCAGCGGACGAAGGCTCGGACGGCGTCTTTGACCAGCGGGTCTTCGTCCGCTCCCTCTGCGCCCGCAAGGTGCAGGCGCAGGAGGCAGGCGTCAATCTCGTCGGCGAGCTCGTCGTCAAGGGCGTTTGTGGTCAGCCGCAGGGCGGTTTTTGCAACGTTGATCAAAGCCATTGGTTATCCCTCCCTGTTGGCCGCGCGCCGTCAGGCCTTCTTCTTGGTCAGCGTGACGAGGCTGTTCTTGTCGACGACCTTACCGTCGACGAGCGCCAGCGCGACGGTGACCTCGTCGTCGGTCGCGTTGTCGGTGTACTTGCGGAAGGTCATGCCCAGATTTTCGTTCCAGAGGTAGTCCTTGAAATCGAAGATAAAGGCAAAAATCGTGTCTGCGGTCACGCTCGCCGCGAAGGACGGCAGATAATCGCCGACGAGGACGACCTCGCGGCCAAATAGGGAATAAACGGGCTTTCCGTTCATGCCGTAGTTGGTGCGGGCAATAGGCTGACCATCGCTGTCAACCATGCCGACGATCTGCTCGAAGAACGTTTTCTTCGTCATGCACCAGACCGCGCCCGCGTCATATGCCTGCGGCACCGCGGCCTCGGCTGCGGTGATGTCCTTGTAGGTCAGCGCGGTCGTCGCGGCGGCAATGTCGATGTTCTGGCCGGTCACGACGGTTTCCTTTGTGATGCCCTTCGGCTGGCCGGAGCCGGAGCCGCTGATGATGGCCTGTTCCTCGGCCTTGACCATGGCCTCGGCCACGTTGGCGACAAACTGCGACTCAAACATCGGGTAGGTCACGATGGAGACCTCAAGCGACATGGAGATCGCGCAGCGCAGCTTGTGGTAGGCAAACGTGATGGAGCCGAGCGCCTTTTTCTGCTTGTCGGAGCCTGCGCCTTCGGCAACCCAGGAGGCCGTCGGCTTGGCCGAGCTGGTCGGGACGGTCACGCCACCCTTGTAGGACGTGTGCGTCACGCGCGGCAGGATCATGCCGGTCGCTTCGATCTTTTCGTAGATCTTCTGCAGCGTCGTGGTCGGGATGGCTGCGCCGACGTCGGAGGTCTTTGTGTTCGCGTCCGCGTTGGTCAGCTCTGCCGGGATCTTCTTGCCGGTCAGGACGTAGTTCATAAAGGCCCGCTTGTACTCGTCGGTATCGTACCGGTCGAGCACGTCCGGAGTCTTCGCCGTGCCGGACAGGTCGATGGACTGTGCCACCGCAGCCGGAGCCGCGACCTTCTGGCCTGCAAGTGCGTTGAGGTTCGCCTGGATCTTGGCTTCCTCCTCAAACTTGGCGTCGAGGGCCTCGACTTCTTTCATCTTGGCCTGTGCCTCTGCGGTCTTGCTTTCGTCCAGCAGCTTCTGGGCTTCGTCCATGAGCTTCTGGCGCTGGATGTTGTAAAGTTCCTTCGTCATTTCAATTCTCCTTTGAGTTTTAAAAATTTCAGTTTTGCTTCTGCCTGCGCCCGTTCGGGCATAAAAAAATCAGGCTCTGCGGCCTGACCTTTTAAAAAGTTTTCCGCGCGCCGGAGCGCGTCTTCGCTGAGCATGCCGGAATAAAAATCCGCGGCCAGCGGTTTTTGCTCTCCATCCGGCTGCATGATGCGGTCGACGAGGCCGAGCTCTACGGCTCGCTCCGCCGTGATCCAGGTCTCGGCGTCCATCATGGCGGCGATCTCCGCTTCCGGCCTTCCGGTCTTGGCGACGTAGGCCGAGATAATGGCGTGGTTGGCGTCGCGCAGGACACCGGCGGTGTGCTCCATCTGTCGGTAGTCGCCGTCGGCGCTGGACTGTACGTTGTGGATCATCATCATGCCGGTCGGCGTCATTTCCGACTCGCCCGCCATGGCGATGATGGACGCGGCCGAGGCCGCAAGGCCGACGATGCGGATGTGGACGCCTCCGGCGTAGTTGCGCAGTGCGGTATAGATCTCGCTCGCGGCAAAGATCTCGCCGCCGCCGGAATTGATCTCGACCTCTGCCCGCTCACCGTTTCCCTTGGCAAGCGCGTCGGCTACGGATTTTGGGCTTGCCGCTTCCATGCCGTAAAACTGGTAAAAACGGTGGTTGTTGCTGGATACGATTGGCCCGCGAATGCTGATCTTCATGCGGTTTCATCTCCCTTCTGGTTGGTATTCTGATTGACCGGCTGCGTATCGAGCCGCCGGATTGGCTTGTCGCCGCCGTCGACCGGCGCGAGGTTAAAGGCGCGGCGCCATTCGTTCGGCGTCAGCGCGCCGCGGTCAACCATCTGCAGGAGGTTGAGCTTGGTCGAGGTCGAGGCGAAGTCCCACGCGGACGCCTCAAAGACGATGCGGTTGCCGCAGCCACGCTCGCGACGGGAGAAGAGCTTGCGGGTGTACTCGCCGCTCAGCTGCTTCAAAACCGGCTCGATCTCGGCGTCAAAATAGGCGTTCTGCTCATCCTCCGTCGCAATGGATGTGACGATGTGCGGGTTGGTATTGAACAGGGCATAGATGCGCTGCGTGGTCTTATCCATCTGTGCGGCGTTCGGGACGTAGTCCTTGGGGTCGATCTGCTTGGCCTCGGCCTTTGCGTCGACGGCCGCGACGCCCGTTCCGTTGGAAACATTGAGGAAGCTGTCGGCAAAGTCCTGCGCGCGCTTCTTGATATCCTCCGCGCGCATGGAGGATGCGAACATCAAAAGCCAGCGGATGACGGCGCTATTCCGGATGGCCTTGACGATGCCCTGATCCGTCGTCGTTACGATCTCCATGAGCGGCACGATGGCCGGGGCTATCGGGTCGCCGAAGATATCATTTTCGTAAAAGTCCCCGCGCAGGTGGATGATATCGTCATAGGCAAACGTCAGGACGTTGCCGTTCTGCATGTAAAACTTCAGGTACAGGTTCCCGCCCGCGTCGTAGACCGCGTCGGCCTGCATGGCCGCGACTGGGAAGATGGCGTTCGGTAGGCCGTTTTCATCCCGGAGGATCACGGCAAACGCGTTGTTGTTTAGTACCAGCTGCGCGGCCAGCTTCTCCTGCAGCAGCTGGCCTGTCATGTACTGGTTCGGTTCCTCGAGCAGGAACCGGATATACGGCTCCGGATTTACGGCGATCTTCCGCGTCTGGGCGGTGATGGTCTCCCGGATGTGCTTGGCCGTCAGCTTTCCGATGGCCTTGATCTTTGGCCGGATGCAGGCGCGGACGATATCGGACTGATACATTTTGCCGTTGTAGCTGTAAAAGCCATTCCCGCGCTCCTGCACCATCTGAACGGTCGAAACGCGCTTGGTCGTCGTGATATTCGTCAGGAGGTTTTTAAAAAATCCCATTGTCTCACTCCTAGAGCATACTGGTGTATTCCGCCTGCTTCTGATCGTAGATCGTGTAGGCATCGAGCAGGGCCGCCGTTCCGTCAATGCGGCGCGTGGACTTGCTCGTTTTGTGCGGCTGGATATTTCCGTTTTTGTCCTCGTCGTAGGCGGTGTTTGCCATGCACCACTTGTCAATCGGGTTGTTGTTGTAGACGATCCGCTTGGACTCCAGATCATTCCCGCATCGCTTCATCGGCTCGGAAAGCGTTTTCACGCCCTGATGCACGGGGATCATGGCCTCTGCTCCAAAGTAGTCCGCCATGCTGTCCGTCCAGTAAGACGCCGACCACGCATCATAGCCGATAAAGGGTATAAAAATATCGAGGTCTTCCTGCACCTCGACGAACCATACTTTGACGTCCTCATAGCGGATCTTGTTGCCCTCGGACAGTCGGAGCAGCCCTCGCTCATGCCACTTGTCGTAGGGGATCTTGTCCTCCGTGACGCGCTTTTCCAAAAGGTCCTGCGGCAGCCAGTACATCTGCAGCACAAACAGGATCTCCGGCAGCTCCGGCACCTGGAACAGGACCTTTGCCGCCGTCAGGTCAGTGGTCTTGGAGAGGTCCGCGCCTCCGATGCCGTATCGCGGGTAGGAAAGCACGCGCTCCTGCGTCTTGCCGTCCGCCATGTGGTGCTGCCAGATCAGGCGGCGGTTTTCCTTGTCGAGCTGGAAGGTGTCGCGGTTGTCCAGCTGCTCAAAGTTGAGCCATGCTTCGCTGGAGGTCTCGCGGATGTTGAAATCCTTGCAGACGAGGTTGCGGACGAGGGCCGGGTTTTTCTCCGCCCGCTCGACCCGCTCTTTCAGCGCCGTGTAGCTCTTGATCGTCCCGAGGCCCGGATTTGCCTTTTTCCAGCAGTCCGGGTCCGTCCACTCGCTGCGCTTGTCGAGCTCGTAAATAAACGCGATCCGGCGCGGGTCGTGGTACCCGTCCGGATCTTCGTAGCCGTTTATGATGCGCTCGGCCTCTTCGTATTTTTCGTCGTAGATGTCCTCGCGGATGGTGCCCGCGGTGGAAGTGATAAAGATCAGCGGCTGCTCACGGGCCGTCACGCCGTCGGCGATGATGTCGTACAGGGCGCGCCCGCTCTTCCACTGGTGGATCTCATCCATCATGGCCCCGTGGATGTTGAGTCCGTCGAGAGTGTCACTGTCAGAGGCCAGCGGCTTGAAAACGCCGTCGTTAAAATCGCTGTCCAGCTCAGCAACCAGACTGCGCATCCGGCGGCAGAGCGCCGGGGACTTCTTGACCATCCGCTTTGCTTCCTGCCAGATGATCTTCGCCTGGTCTCGCTTGGTGGCCACGGCGTAGACCTCCGGGCCAGCCTCACCGTCCGCCGTCTGCAAATACAGTCCGACGCCGGATGCCAGCAGCGATTTTCCGTTTTTCTTGCCGACAATGAGGATCGCTTCGCGGTACTGGCGGTTGCCCTCGATGTCGATAAACCCGAAGACAGTCGCCAGCAGTGCTTTTTCCCATAGCTCCAGCCGGACGAGCTGGCCGCCCGCCTTGCCCTTGGAGTGGTGGCAGTAGTTTTCAAAAAATTCGAGGACGTGGTTTGCCCGGCGCGGCGAGTAGTAAAACTCGGAATCTGTGTTTTCCAGCTGCTCTACAACGTGCCTGTAGGTCTTCTGGACTTTCATGCTGACGACCTCGCGGCCGCCCTGGATGGCCTGCCAGTATTCGAGGATGGGGTTGTAGGTCGCCGGGTAGCGCGTGAGTTTCATTCCTCGTCACGCTCCCGGACAAAGCTTGCAAAGCCGTCGTCCTCCTGCTTCGGCGCGGTGTCCGGCTTCGGCAGGAGCGCCGTGAGCTGCTTGATGATCTTCTGGTAGTTCGCGTTTGTCGAGTTGTACGCCTGCCCGATCGGCCGGGCGCGGTCATATGGCTCCAGTCGCTCCGACTGCTGGAATTTCTCTGTCCAGCCGTTTTCCCGCAGGTCGTCTGCCATGTCCTCGCACTCGATGCGCATAAAGGCCGCCTGATCGATGAGTCCCGCGACAGTCCCGGCCGCTTCCTTCGGCAGAAGCTTGTAGATTCTCCGGAGCCTGGTTTTCTCGGCGCGGATACGCTGTTCCTTTGTCTTTTCCTGCCTGTTCGCCACAAAAACCGCCTCCTTTTCGCGTGATTTTTGCCGTCTGTCCGCGCGTGCGCGTAGATTACTTATCGCCGCGCTTTTGTAGGGGGGGCTCGCGAACGGCCTGCGTATTCTTCCGAGGTAGGGCGTGCGGTGATCTAGCCGGTGCCCCGGCCTCGCGCGACGGGGTGGATCGGGTCTCCGGCGGCGTCGAAGAAAATTTTTTGCGTCAGAGATCTTGCGACGCCGTGACCGTCGAACTGATCGTGACAGTCTTTACAGACAAACTCGAGATTGGAGTAGGACAGGCTGACGTCCGGGTCGGTGATGTTGTCCGGCGTGAGCGCCCGCTTGTGATGGACGATATAGCCCGGCTTGTCCCGGCACTCTTCGCACAGCCCGCCATCGATGGTCCGGCGGAACTTGATATACCCGGCGCGGCATTTCTTCCAGCGCCCGGACGCGTAAAAGCGTGCGGCCCATGGCTGCATCCTGTTCCCTCCAATTCTTCACGCTATCACTGTAGCACAGATTTTAGGCTCTGTTAGCTCAACTTTTGCGGTAGCCCATTGCCCTCGCTGCCTCGTAGACAAAGCGGCTGTACATCCGCTTGGCCGTGGATGTGCTCACGTGTACCTGTCTGGCAGCGGACTCCAGACTCTCGCGCGGCCAGATCCATGTATGCAGGCGCACGATCTCCAGCACATCGCCGCCGTCCCGCCAGGTCTGCGCGGTGTTGATGGCGGACTGGATCGCCGTGTAGTCCTCGTACTCCCGTGAGGACAGTACGCGCACCGCAATGTCCTCGACGGTGCGGCCGGAGGATTGCCCGCCTGGCTGCGAGGAATAGCCCGGCGTGATCTTCTGCCGGCTCATATCCCGAACCTGTCGGCTCAGTTTCGGGTATTCGCCGATGGTGCGGCAGACATTCCCGTACCACCAGTATCTCGGTTTCGACATCTGTTCAGCTCCTTCCTTCTTCGTCGCAAAACTCAACACATTTACAAGGCTTAAAGAAGGCGGCTCCCGTTCCGCTTATGTGTCTCGTTTTTGGGATCCCATACATATTTGAAATATAGGAATCCATACTGCGTGGCTCTGGACTCGACGAGGATGTAGCCGCGCGGGGCGACTGGCGGGCGCGTCGGGCTGTAGTCCCGGACCGCCTCGGTCGCGGGCTCCGGCTCCGGCCGGACGCAGCTGCGACTGGCCTTGTACCGGTGGCCGCCGAACTCCTTGCGCCAGTGGCCGTGCAGGTAGTTGGCCAGCGCCTTGTAGTCCTGCCCGTGGTCGACCTTATTTCCGTTCTCATCCAGATAGTAATTGTGCTTTCGCAGTGGCTTGCAGTCGATGACGCTGCCGAGGCCCCAGAGCTGGCCCAGCGCATCGGCAGGAATCCCGTCCGTGATCAGGTGCAGATGGAAGCGGTTGGTCGATTTGCCCCGGCCGTAGACAATGACGATCTTTGCGTCCGGGTAGCGGTAGGCCATGCGTCTGTAAAAATTATCCCGGATCCTGCGCATCTCCTGCGCGGTATGTACCTCATGTTCGGGGTCGAGCGTAAGTGTGGAGTAATAGCTCGACGGGGAGAAGTTGGCGTTGACCAGCGCCGCGAACTTTGCAGCCGAGATCCTGGTGTTGAATTCCTCGCGTTCTTCCTGCGACTGGAACCGCGGCTTCTTCGGCCGGCTGGTCTTCGGATTCGTGCCGCCCGCCACCGTGTACACGATCTGCTCGCAGACCCTCCCGGAAAACTTCCGGCGCTTGTGTCTCTTTACCATATCTCCTCCTGCCTCGGTTTATTTCCCGAGGCTCGCAATGATGCCCTTTTCACATTCAGACAGCTCCCAGACGTGCGCGGCGGCTTTCTCGGCGGCAGCTTTCTCGGCGGCAGCTTTCTCGGCGGCAGCTTTCTCGGCGGCAGCTCGGTTTGACAGCAGCAGCCCGCCACCAAAGATTTTCTTTCCCGCTGCGCGCTGACTGTCCAGCTTTTCAACGTACGTGCAGTCCTCGCGCTTAACCGCAAACTCTATACCGTAGTTCGCATATTTCTGCAGCATGGCTGTCGTCAGCACATGGTCCGGATATGTATATTTCGGCAGCTCCTTTTTTGTCTCCGCCTTAATCTGCCGCATCGCCCGCTCGACCGCTTTTCTGAGCGTCGGGGCGCTCTGCGCGATGTTTCCTCCGAAACTTGTTACAAACGCCGTGTGAACGACTGCGCCATTTTCATACGTGATGACTGCATCGCAAATGATATGGTTCATCCTCAGCACAACTGATCGGCTGGAGAACGCCGTGAGCGATGGCGCAAAAAGAAAGAACGCAATCCCTCTGTCTATGTAGAATTCGCAGATTTTTGAAAGAATCGAAAAAGGCGGGTTGTCCAGCACGACGCAGCCGTCCGGATAGTCAAAACGTTCATAGTCCCCACCCGGATAGAATGGCCGCACGATGCATGCCGGGTCAATCCCATATTCACTGCACGCCCAATCCCGGATCGCCTCATAAACAAGCGGTGGCGTGTAGCAGTCGTCCGTTGTCTTTTTGGGTTTGAATTTCGACGTGAACGCATCGTATTCCGGGTTGTCGTCGAATAAGCATCCATGTTCCCATTGCATGCTGTAGCCCTCCTTTGTTTTTTCTGCCCGCTCAAAGCGTGGCCGGAAATTCCGGCCATGCGTTCAGCGGGCCGTTTCCTCTCGTATTTTCATTTCTGTGTATTCTGTTGGCGTTATCGGCGGAAAGCCGAACGCTGCCCTAATCTCGTTCGGGGTGTTCTTGCGCCAGACCTTCTCTTCTTGTTTAATGCTTTTCCAGGCTGCGGCGTCCAGTGTCTCGAGCACTACTTCTGCCTGACGTTTCAGGCTCCGCAGTTTGAAAAACACCAGCACGCCCAGCGCGATCCACTCCAGCGCGGCCGCAAGGTTCAGAATTTCAATCAACACGGTTGCCACCTTCGTTCCTCTCTGGCTTTTTCGATCCGCATTTCCATTTGATACTCCCTTCAAATTGTGATGATCTCCCGCCTCGACTGGCGGGCAAATTTGCGTTCCGGGCAGAAGCGGCATTCGGTGCAGCTCCAGGCGCCGCGGTAGTTGTTGCGCGTCGGGCAGAGTGGGTTGTAGCAGATCCCGGAGCCTGCCCGCTGCGGGCCGCGGCCGAATTTTTTCTTCTTCGGTTCGGCTTTTGGCTTTTTGGCTGGATCCCTCTTGGTGACGAGCGTGGCCGCGCGTTCTTTCCGGAAGCAGCCGCAGCTTTTTGCATGCCCGTTCCGGAGGTATCTGCCGTCCTTGCTGCAGACGGTCCCGCATTTACACCGGCAGATCCAGTGTGCCGTGTCTCCTTTTTTGCTGGTATCCCGCCCGATGACGTGCAAATATCCAAAGTCCGTGCCCGTCAGATCGACTACGTGTGACATTTCCATTCTCCTTTCGTCAGGGGCCGGTCTCCCGGCCCCTATGCAGAGCGGACTTGCACCGCCTGCGCCTGCGCGTCCCCCTGTCGCCGCAGACGAGCTGCCCTTGTCTGCTCAGGCAGCTTTCCATAAGGAGGTAACACGATGCCGCCGGGCGATCCCGACACCCGGCGTGGGGTAACGTTGACGGTTCCCATTCGCGCGCACGTTCCACACGCGCTTTTTATCCCCGGCCCGCGGGCTTGAGGTTT